AATGGTGACGTTGCTGGCACTTGCGCACGTACTGATTACACTAATGATCCATGGTTCTCTCCAGGTGGTCTAAATCGTGGTCAAATTAAGAACGTAGTTAAATTGGCACACAATCCATCTAAGACAGATCGTGACGTTCTGTATAAAGCTGGTGTTAACCCAGTTGTTACATTCCCAGGACAAGGTACAGTATTGTTCGGTGATAAGACTCTATTGGCTAAACCTTCTGCATTCGATCGTATTAATGTGCGTCGTTTGTTTATCATTCTTGAGAAATCAATTGCAACTGCTGCTCGTTTCCAGTTGTTTGAGTTCAACGATGGTTTCACTCGTGCACAGTTCAAGAATCTAGTTGAGCCATTCTTGCGTGATGTTCAAGGTCGTCGTGGTATTACTGATTTCGTTGTTAAGTGCGACGAAACAAATAATCCAGGACAGGTTGTTGATGCCAACGAATTTGTTGCTGACATCTTTGTCAAACCAAATCGTTCTATCAACTACATTACTTTGAACTTTGTTGCAGCACGATCAAGCATTAACTTCAACGAAGTTGGCGCCTAAATGAATAAGTGGGGAGAAGAAATTCTCCCCTCTACAAAGAATAAATAGATAAGAACACAAGGAGATTTAAATGGCAAATATTGCTGATTTTAAAGCGCAGATGATTGGTGGCGGTGCTCGTCCAAATCAATTCTACGTTCAATTAACATTCCCATCATACGTAGGACTAGGTATCGTGGCAGGTCAACAAGCGCAATTTTTGTGCCGTTCTGCTCAACTACCAGCTTCTGCTATTGAACCAATCCAAACATTGTATCGTGGTCGTCCAGTAAACTTTGCTGGTGAACGCACGTTCCAACCTTGGACTGTGTCAATTTACAATGATGTTTCTTTCAACATCCGTAATGCTCTTGAAGTTTGGCAAAATGGTATTCAGAACTACAATACTACTCTTGGTCGTACTGTTCCTACTGATTATCAAGTTGACTTGAACGTCTATCAATTAGATCGTTCTGGTGCTATCATCAAATCTTATAAATTTGTTGATGCTATGCCAACTAACATTGGTGCAATTCAATTAGACTTTGACCAACAAAACCAAATTGAACAGTTTGACGTTGAGTTTACTTACAATTACTTCACTTCTAATACTACTACTGGTGGTTCTGGATTTGGTGTAAACGCATCAGTTAACACTCCAATTGGAACTTTCGCATTCCCTACCTAATTTAATAGGTTAGATATAAATTATGCAATTGTTTGGTTTTGAAATTCGTAAAAAAGATAATCAGCCAGGAGTGGGGAGCGTTGTTCCCCCTTCTTCTGATGATGGCTCCACCGTAGTTGCCAGTGCCAGTGCCTATTATGGCATGGTAATGGACATCGAAGGTGTAGTTAAAAATGAAAACGACCTTATTAGACGATATCGTGAAGTTGCTCAGTATGCAGATACTGATATGGCAATTGAAGATATTATCAATGAGGCAATCGTTTCTGATGATGGCGCCATTAAGATGAATCTTGATGCGGTTAAGTTATCTGAACCAATCAAGAAAAAGTTTCATGCTGAGTTTGATACTATACTACGTCTCTTAAAATTCAGAGAACGTGGACATGATATCTTCCGTCAATGGTATATTGATGGACGTGTATACTATCATATTCTTATTGATGAAGGCAATATCAAACAAGGTATTGTTGAACTACGTCAGGTCGATCCACGTAAGATTCGACGCATTAAAAACGTAGAAAAAGCAAAAACACCTCAAGGTGTTGATGTTACAAAAATCATTGACGAATTTTATTTGTACAATGATAAAGGTATTACTGAGCAAACCACACAGGGTGTGAAGATGACGTTAGATTCGATCATCTTTGCTCCATCTGGATTGCTTGATCCAAATACAGGCATGATGCTGTCTCATTTGCATAAAGCAATTAAGCCAGTTAATCAGCTTAAAATGATTGAAGATGCGGTAGTTATCTACCGTATTTCACGTGCACCAGAACGTAGAGTTTTCTACATTGACGTTGGTAACCTTCCAAAGTTGAAGGCAGAACAATACGTCAATGACATCATGAACAAGTTTCGTAACAAAGTTGTATATGATGCAACTACTGGCGAAGTTCGTGATGATCGTAAACATCTATCCATGATGGAAGATTTCTGGATGCCACGTCGTGAAGGTGGTAAGGGTACTGAAATTACTACACTTCCAGGTGGACAAAATCTTGGTGATATTCAAGACATTCAATACTTTCAACAGAAGTTATATCAAGCATTGAACGTGCCGCTGTCTCGTTTACAGCAACAACAAGGTTTTAGCCTTGGACGTTCTACTGAAATTACACGAGATGAGATTAAGTTTAGTAAATTTATTTCTCGTTTACGCAAGCGTTTTAATGGTTTATTCTACGAAGCACTGCGTGTTCAGTTAATTGCCAAAGGTATTATTCGCTCAGATGAGTGGGATGATCTTAAGCAACAGATTTCGTTTGAATATGATATTGACAATCACTTTAATGAATTAAAGAACAATGAAGTATTGATGCAGCGTATTCAAATGCTTCAGCAGATGGATCCTTACATTGGTAAGTACTATTCTGCTAAATGGGTTCGTAAAAATGTTCTCCATCAGTCTGAAGAAGAGATGGACGATATGGATAAAGAAATGGAAATGGACTTGGAGGATCAAGTTCACAGAGCAGACTTTGATGGTACTGTTGCTGCGGTTACACAAACTGCACAGCAAAATTACCTACAACAAAATGCTCCACCAGAAGCGCAAGCCAATGAACTTCCAAATCCAAATTCAAATAATCAAAATAAATAAAGAGGTATATTATGACAGCTACTAAAAGTTTGATCGATGCAATTGCAAATAAAGACGCAACTGCCATTGAAGGTGCATTTAATGTTGCTATGGCAGAAAAGATTTCTGGGAAATTAGAGACAATGCGCCAAGAAGTTGCGCAAAATATGTTTAATGCTACGCAAGAAGCAGCAGTTGCTACTGAAGAATAAATGTACTACGGTCAATTTAAACAATCTCTAAATAGTTCTGATGTTCTAAGTAGCATCAGATCCTTTGGTCATCTTATTGAGATGCACAGAGATGGTTCTGTAACTATTGATCGTAAGTCATCAGAGTTTGAGAGTTTAGAAGAGGCGAGAAAATATATTAAAAGTAAAACTTTTTCTGAAAAACTAGAAGTACAAATCTCACAAGAAATATACGAAGAGATATCTGAAATTCGAATCGCTAATATTATACGAGAACACCACGATATAAAAGTAACAGATACCTTAATTGAATCATATATCGATCTCGCTTCTTCTAAAATTTTTACATTGGATCCCGTTGTGCATGAGATCCGCAAACTAAACAAATTAGATGTTGTAGTTGAAAATAAACTACACTATCAACTAGATGACGAAAGTATTGTTGCAATTAATGAAGCTACTCTGCAAGTCCTAAATAATTTATTGCACAAACAAACAGATATTGTAGAGTACATGAGAGAGTCCAAAGAGAACTTCTTTTATGTAATCGAAAAAATAAAAGAGGAACATTAAGATGGCAATGACTATCACAACCCTTAAGAATACAAACCAGGAAACTGTGATTCACTTCACATCTTCTCTTGCAGAGTCTGGTACAGTTACCATTGCAAATTTAACTGCAGATACTCAAACACGCAATTCTGATACACCTGCAGTGAATATAGTTAAGTATATGATTACAGGTGAACTTGCTTCAAAGGTTAGCATCATCCGTAACAGCAAAATTGTTATTGTGGTTGCTCCAGAAAATGCTCCATATATGGAATCTAATGCTTGGGGTATTCCAATCACTAATGACAATACTTTTAATATCGTTATAACTAATGGTGCTGCTAAAGATGTTTCTGGTTTCTTAGTCCTGCGTAAAGTTGCTGGTTGGGATACTAAAGTTGAAAATGCTACTTACGGTGCTTATGACGATCCAACTCGTGTTGGTGCTAGCACTACTGCCAGCG